TCTTCGCCTGCCGTTGAATTGCGGCTTGGGCCTCCTCGACCATGAGCTGCTGTTTCAGCATGCCTTCCAGCTGCTCCATGGCTTTCTGCCGTGCGGCCTGGCCTTCATCGTACTGGTCGCCAAACTCGTCACGCGGGATGTCGTAGGTTTGCAGGTTCTTCAAGTTGCCCTCAATCTCACTGGAAGGGCGCCCCATCAAATTCGCCGGGATCATGCGCATCTGGTTCACTTTGTCGCTGATCCGGCGCGTCTCTTGCTCGATGGCTTGCTCCTTGCGAAACCGCTCCTGCTCTATCTGGGCCTGTTCGTACTTGAGTTGCTGGCCGTACATTTCGGACAGATCCTGCAACACGACCTGCTGCGCCTTGATCGCTTCACGGGTCAGATCGTAGTAGTCCCGCTTGGTGTCGATTGCGTCCAATTCGTCGATCATTTTAGCGATTGCAGCGCTTGGCTCGTTTCGCGCCATGGTGACCATTGAGTAAATGATCTGCACCTTTTCCGCCAGCCGGTGCAAGCGTTCTTCTTCCTGGCGCTTCTTCTGGTCGTCGATCTTCTTTTTCTCGACCTTCATTGGGTCTTCAAGCACCACCAGCTTTTCGGTGATGCGCTTGGCCTCGGCGTCAATGATGCGCCCAGCCTCCAGGTAGGGCTGTTTGATCCGCTTACGCTCGGCGTCCAGGTTGGTGCGGTACCCTGTCAGCTCTTTCACGCCAGCTTTCACATACTCGTAACCGTCCTTCGTGGTTACGTCAGGGATGCTGCTATACTTCTCCGTGAGCACAGATAAGGCGGCGTCTGTTTGATTAAACACTTCAACGTTCACTTTTCCCTGCTCAATATCCACTTGGCTTAGATCAGTCATTATTTTCCTTCCTTTTGTTGTGCATTTTCGCCCGGTTCTGCCGGGCTTCTTTTTGCGTTTCCACAATCCGGGCACTTGCTGTGAGGCTTGCCAGTGCCCGGGGTTCCACACTCGTGACAAACCAGATCAACGTCCGGTACCAGCTTGTCGTATTGCGCTTTGTACGCTTCTGTAATCCGGGCTTTCACCTTCTCAAAGTCCACACCCAGCACTGCACACTGGCGATCGGCTTTTCTTAGATGGCCCTGATACATCAGCCGTAGAGGTGCCGCGTTCGGTACCATGGCATAGGTTTCGGTTTCCCGCTTCAGCCACTCGCTGAACTCTGTACGCGCCTTGACCATTTCTTCTTCGGCATCGTCGGCGTTGCGCACGTTCTCTTTGATCTTCGCGGCTTCGACGTAATTGGTATCGTCATACATGCCCAGGAACACATCAGCGCTGAATCCAAGCATGGACAGGCACTTCTTCACAGCGTCCGTCAGGGATTTCTTGGGAGCGTCAAAGTCGGTCATGGCGCCGTAGTGCGTGCCCCGGATATAGGGCGTGTGGCCAAAGTGAACCACCTCACATTTCTGGTCACCCTGCATGTACCACAGCCGCACCTTGAGCGTGTGCATGATCGCGGTACCGATATCTTCGCCGCCGTGCTTAATCGTGGCGCCCGGCTGGAATGACTCGTCCTCGATCTCATAGCCCCAGCCCTTACCGATTGGCCCAAACGCCTCTGTTGCGCGCTTCACCATGTAAGTGCCGTTGATGCTGGTGACCTTACGGCCGTCCAGGTCACCAGTCTTGGTGTAGCCTGGCGCGGTTTCTTCGACGGATTTCCACAGGTCCAAATTACTCACTGTCGCTTTCCTCCGGCTTGTACTCCAGTGCGGTCAGCTCGCTGATTCGGCGATCAAGAATCGCAAGCTGCCTGCCAAATTCCTCACGCACCTTCACGGTCTGGCGGTTCAGCATGTCGATTTCCGCCTGAACAATATCAACGTCAGGGATCGTGATAGTAACGGTGTCGGTACCCAGGAGAATGTAGCCGTACTCACTCATGTCACTGGTTGACACGTATGGCTCGTTATCGTAGGAGGAATGGTGGATGTGCAAAGTGACTTTGACGGTTTCAGGAATGGTGCTTTTCATTTGCCATACTCCATATCGCAGTTGGTTTTGGGGTTGAATGCTGGCCAGGTGCCTTCTTCGACCATGTTGCAGTAGTGCTCTTGCGCTTTTAGCTCGTCCTCGTAGTCGGCTTTCCCAACCAGACCAACGATTAAAACGACTGTTGCTATCAGGATTGCTTTGCGTTTTGTCATGCCCACCTCCGTTTCGACACCCCAAACTCTATACCACGATTTTCAAATAATCAAGCGCCCGGTTGTTTTTTCTTCATTCTCGGTTTAACATCTTCATTCACACACTGACATGGGGATTCCTATGAGATTTAATGCTGGACGGGCTGCGAAGGTAGCCTTGGCACAACGTGGCAGAAGTCATCGCTGGCTGGCGGAACAGCTGCGGGTCACACCACAGCGAGTAAGCTCCATAGTCGGGAAGGAGCAATCATCCCAAGCCACACTGGTACAACTGGCGGATCTTTTTGGGCTTTCACTATCCGCGTATGTGGCGCTTGGTGAGTTTGAACAAGAGACTGAATAGCGAGGCGGCATGTCCAATAAAGGCTGGATAAAGCTACACCGGTCCATATTCGATAACGATTTATGGAATGCGGAGCCATTTACCAAGGGCCAGGCATGGATAGACCTCATCGGAAACGCAAACCACAAGGCATGTTCAACGTGGGTTAGAGGCATAGAAATACGGGTCGAGCGAGGGCAAATATCCTGGTCAGAATTGACCATGGCGAAGCGCTGGCAGTGGAGTCGGGGCAAAGTCCGGCGCTACCTGGGAACGCTAAAAACGAAACAGATGATAGTACAACAGAACAACAACCTAACAAGCATCATAAGTATCTGTAATTACGAGGTTTACCAGTCGGACAGTACAGCAGACAGTACAGCAAACGATACAGCAAACGATACAGCAGGCGGTACACCAGACGAACACCAGACGGTACACAAACAAGAATGTAAGAATGAAAAGAAGGAAAGAATTAAAGATAAAGACTCGTCGCCTACGGCTCCGGCAAAAAAGAAGCCGGCAATTGATTACTCAAGCTGGCCAGAGAAACCCAGCCCTCAAGTCTACGAGGACTGGAAGGCTTTGAGGAAAACCAAAAGAGCGCCAATAACTCAAACCGTTGTGGATCAGTTTGGGAAGCAACTAAACCTGGCCAAAGACTTAGGGTTCTCAGTGGACGACTGCCTGAAGATCGCAATCACAAACGGATGGTCAGGAATGAAAGCAGAGTGGGTAAAAAATTCAGCGGGAGTAAGCACCAATGGCCAAAGAAATAAATCGGATTATAAAGGATCTGAACTTGAGCGACAGCTCACAGACTTCGACTACGCGGTCAAAAACTTCTGAGGCATCCACCACTTCAGGCTTCAGTCTTGAGCACGCTGAAAGATCCGTGACGTTTTTTGCCAGGCTGATAACGATCTACGGTACCGGTCGCGCAAAGACGCTTTGGGACAGTTCAGACGAGCAGCTAAAGCTCATGCGCCGTGAGTGGGCAAGCCAGATCGGAAAGTACAGCCATGACCAGATCGAAGAAATCCTGTTTCTTCTCAAAGAGCGAATGTCAGCGGGTGATCCTGATTTCAAGTTTCCAGACGTGGCCAAGATATTGGCTCTAGGCTCACAGATCGGCCTGAGAGGCGCTGGAGTGCCATCAAAGGATGAGGCTATACGAATCCTTACCCTCAACCACAATCGTCGCAGGAGCGGGCGCGCAGTCCAGTTGGAACCGGCAATGTATCAGATGAGCAGGTTTGTGGATTGGTTTTCTTACAACCAGGCCCGGCACGAGAAGGCTGAACAGATTTTAGGTGACGCATACGATGAGCTGGCCAAGCACGTCCAGGAAGGAAAACCATTTGCACAGCCACCTCCTTTTTCGGTGGAGCACAAAAAGCGAGGGCCTTTGACCGACGAAATGCGCCAAGAAGGCAAAAAGAAGATTTCTGATTTGCTAAAAGGGATCAAATGAAAACCAAACAATTGGAGAACAGGGATGCCGATTGAAGTCATGCTGGTGAAAGGCCAGGACGGCGCGCTGCGGCCCGCATCAGCCACGGACCAGGAGCACATGGCCAAGTTTAAGACTGGCCAGGCTGTGCGCGTGTCGGTCACACAGATAAAATCCCGATCGCTTCAGCACCACAGGCTGTACTGGGGCGGGCTCATTGAACTGACCATGGACTATTGGGAGCCCACCGGCGGGCTGGTGTCGTCAGGCGAAGTCAGCACGCTAAACCGGTTTGCAGACTGGCTGGATCGCAAGGGCGGCAATTCTGGCTCGGTTCGCAGGGCGTGCTGTGCTTTTCTCGATGAACTGAGGGATTCGCGCGGGTCACGCATTGAGGCCCCCCACAAGTCTCGTGAGGCGCTGCACGAATGGATCAAGATCGAGGCGGGTCATTTTGAATACGCCATGACACCGAACGGCGTCACGAAAAAAGCCCTGTCCATAAATTTTAATTCTATGAATCAGGACCAGTTCAATGATTTCTACAAGGCCGCGTTCAGCGTGTGCTGGCAATTTATCCTGTCCCGCACGTTTGAAAGTGAAGGACAGGCTGATAACGCGATTAATCAGCTTTTGGCTTTTGGTTAATTCCGCTTTACTAGGCGCGGGCTCATGTCTTCGGCCCATTCGCGGAATTCTTCTTGGCTAAAGTATTGTGCGTATATCATGATTTTAGCCTCGAATAAGTTTTTTCTGGTTTAAATAAAAAATTAATTACTGATATTAATTTCCTATAATTAAAGCTCTATAGCCAGTTCCTCCGCTATCAGCATCCCCAACTAGAACAGGTTTAATAATTAAACTTGTGCCATTAAACCATAAAAGAGTTAAACAAGTTTCTCCAGCTACATCAGGGGGTGTAATTTTAAGTGTTGCAGTAATACCTTCAGAAGTCTTAAAAAATATCTTTTTGTAAAGTTTAGGAGCAGCTTCTGTGTTGTCGTCAAACCCAAAAGCCTCGGTAATACCCTGAGATGATCCATCAGAAAGAGTACCATAAACTGATCTGTCAAGTATTTTAGCGTCTGATTTAGTTGCATAATCTGAGCGTGTTGATGAAATAATATCAGCTATTGCCGCACCGTTGCTTGGAGCTCGCATGCTTTCTGTTGTTCTTGTTGCACTCCCAAAGCCTGGCACAAACCAAGTGTTTGAAAATATTGCAACCTCAGATTTGTCATTAACCTTTTTTACAATACTACCCCATACTGTCATTCCTCCAAAGTTGTTACCCTCAATAATAACAGAATCTAATATATCTGATGAAAGATAAACCCCTGTCCCTCCGGAATTAAAATGATTGTCAAGAATATTTACGCCGATTGCCCTATATGTACATTTTATACCAACTGAGCTATTACCCTCATCAACATAAAATCCAGGTTCTAAAAATTGATTGTCATTTATAGTTATATCCGCAGTGCCTTCCAACCAAATACTAGAAGGCAGCCCTGTCTGACCTTGGTTTAACTCATTCCCTCTAGGAACGTAAAAGTAGTTATTGTTTATTAAAACTTGTCTGTGATACCTAATATGCAAACCGGCTTTGTGAGAATATATGTGGTTATTAGAAATTGCTCCACCGGGTTCATATAAATTATCTTTACTACTTTGAGGATGAATTAGGACAAAACCCTTATACTGGCCAACTAAGAAGGAATCTTGTAACCTAAAATCTTCGTCTTCGTTTTGTTCGCAAAATATTCCGTTCTCCCAAAACTTAACAATTTGATTGTGAATAAACTCTGGGGAGTAGCACTTATAGCAGTGAATTGCATGTTTACGGCCTGTCATATTTTCTAGTAACTGTTCATCGCTTCCAAGTAAAAAACTGTCTTGAATTACGGGCCACCATTTGTTTCGTATTTCAATGCCTTTTGAAAAGTTGCCAACTTCTCCACCATTTATTTTTAAAATAGTGTCTCCATATGGCCCTATAAAAACCTTGTTAATATAAACAGTTCTATTAACTTGCTCTCCCCAGCCGCCATCACCGAGTGTCAGCGTAGATTGTATAAGTAGTGCTACTCCGTTGCTTGTTGCTGAATCATAATTTAACGTACTAACAAATGAAATCTCATTAACTTCAAAAAGTTCAATGTTGCCGTCTGATGTCATTTTAATACATCCATCAGTATTCGACTCATCAGCAACCAGCCTTGTAGAGTGCATTCCTGCACCGTTAAGGACTATACCCCTAGCTCCCGCCCCTAAAGAAACATCAAAAACAGCCCGGCTAGATAGTCTGTAATCGCCAGCCGGAACATTTACCGTAACAACTTGGTTTAACGCAATAGAAGAAGCAGACGCAAGGTTTGCACACGCCTGAAAAGAATCTGAGTTATCGTAAGATCCGTTACCAATAGCCCCAAACCAATTGACGTTAAAAGCCGTGCTTCCCCGGCGCTTTGCCACTTTATTGGTGCCCGTTGGATTATCCGCCAAGCCAACATAAACACCGTTTAAAGTATCCGCAGCCAGCTCAGTGGAGAAGTCACCAGCAACAACGTCAAAAACACCAGATCGCCCGCCAGCATTAAGGCTAAAAACATAGCCAACCGGCGCGGAGTAGGCTGCAATTTCTGCAATGCTTGTCGCAGTGATAAACCTTCCTACAGACTCTGGCAAGCCTCTCCTTGTCAAAAGGCTAACCCAAGCCCGGCTAAGGTCTGAAGTCAGTGACGAATCCGCCGTAACTTCAACAACAGTATTCCCGTTCAGGTATTGAACACTGTCGATATGGCCGTAAATGATGGTTGCGTCGTCCATCTTCACCGCTTTACCGGCCTGGTAAACATCGGTGTAATTGCCCACCAATGTGAAGCTGGTCGGCGACACCTGCGTTGCGGCTCGCTCACTCTGCCATTCTTTCTGAAGCCCGGACGGATCGCTTACGGGGTCCGCTGTCCAGACATCAACACCGTCTGCGTCCTTTACAACGATCTTGTAGCTGCCAATGAGGTAGATGTCAGCGTACCCGGCGCCATTCAGGACAACCGGATTGGTGTTTTCGGTTACAGCATCCTCGCTCTGAAACGTGGCCTTTGGCGTGTTGGTGCCTGCCTGGTAGGTGTAGACCTTGCCGAAAGCCAACGGGTTACCGGTTTCGTTGTCGAATGCGTAGAATTTTGGGCCAATAATTGATACTGCCATGATCTTTCCCCTGGTTGTCTTTGGCTGATTATAGCCTATGGCATTTCGCCATGCGCATTTTGGTTATTGTGAAACCTTGGCTTCCACTTTTTCAATTTCTTTAACAACTTGCTGATACACGTCTTTCATAACCTCGTTCTTTTGCGCGTACCAGGATTCAATATCCCGCTCCTTTTCTTTGGCGGACAGCTCTGGGTTGTATTTTATGCTGGCGATTACCTCGCCTTGATTTGAGAACGCAGAATCAATTTGTGAAAACACTTTGTTGATAGCCACCAGGGAAGCATTGACTTCATTTGACGCGAAATTTTTAAGCGGCTGCTGGTCACGAATTGCCTGTGCTTTGCCCAAAAACGAAAGGTTTGCCTGGGCTGTCGAGGCCCGCTGCCGAAGCTCGTAGTAGCCAACGGTCCACTTGGTCCTATACGGAACCTCACGCGGATTAAACTGCTTACCCGCCATCTTCGCAAAGTCGCGGACAAAGGGTCGTTCACCCCAGGCAGTGTTGTCCCACAGCAGGTTTTCACTGGCCTCGTCTACGAAGTCGCTCAGGTAGCCAGTGTAGCCCCGCATAAGGTGGTGAGCCTTGTCCGGACTGATGTTCAGCTCCCGGCCCACGTTGACGTAGATCAGCGGCGTGCGATCGTCGTACTGATAGCGCGGCTCCCGGTCCTTTGCATAGCGAGACACCACTGGCGCCCCTGTGAACGTGCGGTTCAGTAGGATCTCTGCCACAGGGTTGATAATGCCTGGCGTAGCGTCCATTCCAAAGTGATAGGCAACGGCGAACGCCATGGTCTTCTGAGCGGCTTTGGATTCCTGTTGGCCTATAACATCGATTGCCGATTCTGTGCCCTGGCCAATAAGCTGAATAAACCCGTGGCCTTTCGGCAAAGTGTAGTGACGTCCACCAATGAAGAAATGGTAGAAGCGTACCTTCTGGTCCGGTGTCAGTGCCCGGTACCGCTCCTCATCGTCGTTCAACAGTGCTAGAACGGCGGTTATGGTGATTATCAGGCTGCCGGCCAGCCAGACTCGCACCTTGATATCGGCCAAGGTTGCCCGCCCGCTTTCGGTTTTAACCAGGTTGGCCAGCGTCATCTCCCCTTTGTTCTCGGCCAGGGCCCTGATGTCTCGATCGACCGACTGCACATAGGCGCCAAGGAATGGCACTGTCCGTTGCAGTAGCACCCACGGGGCGTAGGTTCCGTGCTTACGGAAGTCGGTGCTGATCTCCCTGGCCTGCCATGCAGCTTCCCTGGCGCCAACAATCGGCCGCATCCTGAGATAGAATCCAACACGGGTTGCGATCTCAAACGAATCGACAATAGCCATGTAAATGTCGAGCACTGAGCTCGCCCATTGAGTCGGGTAGAAGAATGGCGTGCGTGGGGCAGCGGGCGAATCTGACGCCAGCCCCCAGTTGTCGTTATAAAACGTCCCTACACGTCCGGCCACGGGACCGCCTTGCGCTCTCATCTCTGACAATGCACTTTTTGAGCTGACCAAGGCGTGAAGCTGTGCTCCAAATCCTTTCATGGTGTCCCACACAGGAACGAACTTACCACCAGACAGCACGAAGGCCTGCTGTGCGTCACGTATTGCGTTTGGCCCGGCAAATTGAGCCATGCTGGTAATGGTCAGTGTCTGAAACTTCTTCACGGCCATGGCAAACTTAACAGCTGTGCCAAGGGATCCTTCTGGAATCGCCACGTTATCCATGCCGTCAAGCATGTCGACCAACAATTCGTTTTCCTTCTGGATCTCAATCCATACTCGCTTGCCGCGTCGGTCTATAAAGCTATCGACCATCGTTTCGCTGGTCTTTGGCTTGTGTCCGAACGTCCAGAACATCAATTCTTCTGAGTTTTTTTCGTAGTAGGCTTCAATATCTGCCTTGTCGACAATCGTTTCACCGTCACCTGTGAACACTCCATCTTCTGAAATGGTAATCCCCAGGTCTGCCATGGCGCCGGCTGTCTTTGACACCATCTGGTCAAGCGCTGCTCTTACCGGTTTGCTGTCTGGCCCAATCTTTGAAAGGAACACGTTGTCCTGGCTGTTCAAGGCGTCCTCGTACAGCGTTCGCAGGGCCCTGGCCTTGAGTGCGGCATACATATGCCGCTGTTCCTGCATCATCGTGTTGTCGAATATTGGCTTTATGTTTTGCTGCCCGCCCTTGAGGCGCTGAAAGCCAGAACCTGCGGTGTAGGTGTCGTTGACGCTCTCAACCACACGATGGAAAGGGACGTAGTTGCGGTTACGATTAAGCATTGCCTTAGCTGCATCGGGCGTCACATAGCCGGAATCCACGTAAAATTCCATCATGTTCTTACGGTATTCCTGGTAGTCACTGAACGCCTGCACAAAATGAGGGTGCTTTCGCGCCAGGGCCAGGCCCTCGTCAATCATTCCCTTGCTGATCCGGTTCTCGCGGCCTTGGCCGGCGAGCTCCTTGGCGCGGCGTGCGGCCCAATACAGTTCCTGCTCGCGCACTACTTTCGGTCCCGACTTCAAAGACTTTGACCAAACATCACGTAGAGATGGGCCCTTGAACGTGATATCTCCATTCTCATTTATGACTATAGCGCCGTGCTTGAACGACTCCTGGCTTATGCCCTCAATGCCGTTTAGCAGCTGAAGTTGCTTGTAAGCGTCTTCGCTGGCGGTGCGCATGTCACCGTTTATAGTGCGGCCCATGACCTTGGCGGCGTGGATCTTGTCAACATACTGCTGCCGCCACATCTGTCCCGGGCGCCGGGAAATCATCAATGAAAGCTGTTGTGCTTTTGTATACTGGTTGCCGCTTGTAGCGGCATACAGTTGCGCCAATTCGCCCTGGCCAAACCATCGGTGCATTTCTTCCTGCATGTTGGTCAGCTTCTTTTGCAGCGGCTTGTCGTTGGACAGGACCGTTTCAAACTTCTGAGTGAACAACGGCGCCCGGGACTTGGCCTCGCTGTACTGCGTCAACCACAGGCGCACGAACTCGGCAAATCCCTCTGTTGTCTTTAGCTTATCCTTGCTGGTGTAGGACAGGGCCTGAACTTCTTCGAGGTATCTCGGATCACGGTAGGCCCGGGTAAAGCGCTCGTTGAACGAATAGTGCATGTCCAGAAAGTGCGCCAGCTCGTGCGCCATCACTTCAACATCATCGAAGTTTGCAATTCTTACTTCGCTATTGGATTTACGATAGAACCCAAGTTTTGATTTTCCTTTTATTTTTTGCTGATAAAGCCTTGTGCCAATAAGGTCTATTACCATGGTTCGGATGCCTTCACGGCGCGTAGGCGCATCCTCTTGCTTAAGGCGTACATTTCGATCACCTACCGTTATGACTCCGGACTCTGGGCGCCTTGGGCTTACTCCCAGTATCCGGTATGTGGCCCGCCATTGCGGCATTGGCGAATCTATGGGAGTGGCCATAGAACTTATGTCGCTGTCTACCTCGCCCTCTTGTGACTCTTTTTTCTTCGGCTGCAACTCGGCAATAACCAGCTGGTGCCTGCTTTTCGCTTTGGCCAGCTCCTCGGCTTGTTCCCACTCCTTCACCTGCGCTTCCAGCTGCGGCAAGTCTTTTTCTGCCAGCCTTACCCTGGCGGCGGCCTGTTTTGCCTGCCCGTCAATGGCCGATACAGTGTTGGTGACACGGCGCGCGGTACCGGTGGCGTCTGCCTTGTCCAAATCTTGAATATCAACCTGGTGCTCCAGTGCGCCGTCGATCGATATCACAAACCGGGTACCGTCGATGTTTTCAAGCGACACATCAAAGCCGGCATAGCTGCCAATGACTCTGGATTCGGTACCGGATTTTGCCATTTTCACAGCCTCGGCCAATATCTCTTGCCCGGCATTCTTGTGTTTGTCGAACTTCTTGCCGTTCACGGTCATGGTGAAATCTTTCGGCGCGGCGTTCGCTTTCTTCACGTCCTGCGCAAACTTCAGCAAACGATCCTTGCCACGCTCAACAATGCTTTTTTCCCGGCGAATAGCGTCACGCACCCGAAACTGCTCGCGATCGTGTTCTTCTTCTGCCTGTTCCAGTTTTCTCACTTTCTGGCGAAGGTCCATTTCTTCCAGAACAAGCGGGTTACCGCTGGATGCGGCTTTCATTTCTGCGGCGTTAGATGACTCAATGCCAAGGTCTTCAACCTCGCGGGTACTGGTGTTGCCTTTGCGCACCTGCTCAATAAACCGGGCCTTGGTTTCTATCGTCTGCCACATACGACTGTCCAGCGTTTGCTTGGTCGCGTAGCGGTTAATCACGATTTCAAAGCCTTTCGGGTCACGGTCATACAGCACGTTACCCTGGCGGATTATGCGGCCTTCACGCTGCTCAAGGTCCGAAGGGCGCCACGGCGCATCCATGTGGTGCAATGCCACCAGTCGGGTCTGTACGTTCATGCCGGCGCCCATCTTTGCGGTAGATCCCAGCATTACCCGGATGCGGCCCGTGCGCACCTTGGCAAACAGTTCTGCTTTTTGCATATCGGTGTTGGCGTCGTGAATAAACGCTATTTCAGATTCTGCAATACCCAGGTTAATCAGCTTCTGGCGCAAGTCGTCATACACGCTGAAATCACCGTCAATCGCTTCGAACTCGTCAGGGCTCATGTTATCCAGCTGCAAAGTTGCGGCATCTTCACCGTTCTCTGAGCGCTGTACCAAATCGCGTATGCGGTTAGCTTCCCGTGTTTTTGCGCCCTTGGGCGTGCTTAGGTCAATGAATACCAGCTGTGCGCCCTTGTCGTCATTCCACTTGTCGTAAAGGGTTTTGATTCGGCCAGCGGCCTCGTTGATCTTGCTATCGGGATTGTCGCCATACAGTACCGGGTCAATCAGGCGCATATCCAATGCGGCCTTACGCGCATCGCTCATAATCTTGAGCATGTTGTCCTGGCCTTTTTCCGGCTTCTTTGGCAGGTTTTCAGCACGATAGACCAGTGAATCTTTCGGATACACTTCGTTGCCGCGCTCGTCTTTCACGGCTACACCAATGTACTCCGCCTGGTCTTCACTGCGCTCAACAATAATGTTGTTCGGCTTTCCGCCTTTTATCTTGGGTACCGGCAGGCTCTTAATATCATCGCGGTTTATTACGTCGGCAAACGTCAGGTACCGCTGCATCAGCTCAGGCAAATTCACAAACTTGCTGAACCGGCTGTTCAGCTTGTAGCTGCCCGTGGGTGATAGCTCCCAATCCGTGACCACTTCCCCGTACATTTTTGCCCAAGCATCAAAGTGCGCAATGCCCTGGTCTTGCAGGGTCTGGTAGTCCAGGAAGCGCTGAACCGTGTACATCTCGGCCATGGTGTTGCTGATAGGCGTGCCGGTGGCAAAGATCACATTGTTGCCGCCAGTGCGCTCCATGATTGATTGCACCTTCATAAACATGTCAGCGGCTTTCTGGCTTCCCTTTGGATCTCCCAGGCCAGCCACGCGGGTCATGCCGGTGGCAAACCCCAGGTTTTTAAACTCGTGCGCTTCATCCAAAAACAGCGCATCCACACCCAGTTCGTTAAACGTCAGGTTGTCGTCTTTGTTTTCCGAATCAAATAAGCGCTTCAATCGCTCCTGTAGGCGTTCTTTTTGCTTTTCGCTGTCTTTGACTGAGCGTGAACTTTTGCCCTCCTGATCCCGGATGGTGGCTATGGCTGTATCGATGTCGCGGATTTGCTGGTTGATGAAACGCTCCTGGAACTCGGCGTCCATTTCAACTTTTCCAAACGACGAATGCGCCACAATAACGGCGTCCCAGTCCCCGGTAGCAATGCGGGCAAACAAGCGCTTACGGTTGCCTTTCTCAAAGTCTCTTTTGGTGGCGGCCAGAATGTTGGCGTTTGGGTACAGCTTGGTAAAGTCCTCAGCCCACTGGCCCACAAGATGGTTGGGTACCACAAACATAGGCTTCTTGGCGCGTCCGGTGCGGCGGAGCTCCATAGAACCGGCAATCATAGTGAAGGTTTTACCCGATCCAACAACGTGATCCAACAACGTGGTACCGCTTTGAACAATGCGCCACGCGGCATTAGCCTGGTGCGGTTTCAACTTTAGAATGTCGTCGCCTACCTTGCCCGGAAATGTCAGGTGTGAGCCGTCATACTCGCGCACCCGATCCGTATTGAACGTGTCGTTATAGAGCCTGGTCAACATTTCCCGGCGGGTATCGTCTGACCATACCCAGCGGCGGAACTCTGCCTTCACCCGGTTTACTTTCTCGTTTGCGGCGTTGGTCGCGGATTCATTGAGCACTGTTTCTTTGTTGCCAATGGGATCTCGAATAGCAATGCTCTTTTCGTTTACCGCTGCATTCAAAACGTCTTTAACAGTTGAGCGGTCGGTACCGTATTGCGTTGCGGCCGCATCACGTGCCCCACCACTAATTGACCACTTGGCCAATACAGGGTTGTAAACAGCTTTTCCGGTTTCGTTACCCAGAATGTGGTTAACAAAGGCGGTCACCACCTCTGGCGGCAACCAGTGAGCCCCTGTCTTCACGCGGATATCGACGGCTTCAATGTCCTCTGGCTGCACATCTTTCAGTGCGTCGACGTTGCGCTGGTACCGCGGCGTGTCTTTGGCCATGCGCTCGGCCATGGCCAGCTTGCCTTTGACGTTGCCAGACAGGTATTCGTCACGGGATTCCCAGTTGTTAGGCGTGCTCTCAAAAACCAAATCACCCAGCTCGGCAACAATAGCGCTCTCGGTCTTACCGTACAGCTGGCTCATGTAAGCCATATCCACCCGGCCTTTCTCCGACAGGCTGGCGGTTAATGAGTCCTTCGCTGTACTGGCTTTGTCCGGCGCCTTGTAAGGCTGCTGCGTGCGAGTACGGAAGATAGCGGCCTTTTTGGCGCTTGGGTTGCGTGCGGTTTCCCCGGTTTTCTTTGAAACGGTTGCGCTTATGCCTTTGTCGAATGATTCTTCCAGTGCCGCCAGCTGCGGCCACGTTGGGTCATCCCGGAACAGTCGCTTGTTTGCATCCAGGTTTATTGGCCCGTTCTTGCTCACAAACTGGTCATAGGTGCGATTTAAGCGGTCACGTAATACCGCCAGCGACTCGTCCTTCACGTTGTCAGTAAGCTGCGCCTTGCGTAGATCTGCGAACACGTCACGAACTTTAATCAGCCCGCGCACTCGGTCTTCCGCTTTCTTGCTCGGCATATCCACGGGCTCCGATCGCTCTTTGCCCATCTCGCTTTCAAGGCGAATGCTGATCTGATCGCCATCGAGGAACATGCTGCCCACTTTCACGTTCTCAATGCTGGTTGGCAGCTGCACTTCTTCAGATACAGCGTCAGTCTCTGCCTTGGTCATAAAGTCTTTTGGCAAGCTGGCCAGTGCTTCGCGTAGCAAGGCGTTGGTGTCTTGCCCCTCCCTCGCTACCAGTGCAGGTTCGTTTTGCCCGTACATCGAGCCGTAGGCGCCCCATTCGCCAAGCATCATCGACGGATTGCGGTCGAAGTATTCATTCAGCGGAACATCAATGCCCTTGGCGTCCTTAATCGTGTTCACCACGGACCACGAATTACCCGTTGCCTGCTCACCTTCCGCACGCTTGCGCATGAAAATAATGTCAGTGGTGACTTGGGTACCGGCATTTTTCAGGAAAGCATTGTTGGGCAGTCTCACGGCGCCCAATAGATCCCCACGTTCAGCCAGGTAATCGCGCGCCATCTTGTTGCTGCCATCCATCAGGCGGCTAGATACCACCATGGCCAGCACGCCATTGGGCTTGAGCCCCGCCATCGACTTGGCAAAGAAGTAGTTGTGGATGCTCATTTTCGACAAGGCTTTGCGCTTGCCGTCATACAGTTTCTGACTGCCAAACGGCGGGTTACCAATGGCCAGATCGAAGTAATTGTCCGGCATGGTGAACTCTTGGAAGCCTAATGGCGCCTGTATGTTGGCTCCGGGATAGAGTTTTTGGGCAATGCCCCCGGTGATATGATCCAGCTCCACCCCGGCAATGCTGCTTTTTGATCGCACGCCACCAGGCATAAGGCCCAGGAAGTTTCCCGTTCCCACAGAAGGCTCCAGCACGCGGCCACCCTGGAATCCCATATTCTTAACGGCATTCCATATTTCGGACACAATTTCAGGGCTAGTGTAGTGAGCATCCTGAGTGCTGCGTCGAGCCGCGTCATATTCTGCATCGGTCAATGCCTCCTGCAGTTGCTTTACCTCTTTCTCCCAGCCCTTGGTAATTTTGCCACCATCACCGACAAACGCCTGCGGGATACCACCAAACCCAACGTAGCCGGCAAGGGTCCGCTGCTGCTCCGGCGTAGCCTGACGCCCTTCTTCGATCAACTGCTTTAGTGTCTGTATGGCTTGCAGGTTGTTCTTAAACTTGGTCTTGGCCCCGCCAGCGCCAATGTTCATTTCAGGCGTTAGCGTGAAGTACTTGTCCGGGCGCTCACCTGCTGGCTTTGATCTTTGCGTTGTTGCGCCCTTTGGCGTTGGCGCTTCTTTTGCCGCTTTTTCTGTCGCATCTACGTTTGCCTCTGATCCTCGGGTTGCGGGTTCTCCACTTCCAGTGTCCGGCTCATTGTCTGCAGGGCGCTGTTCAGGATCGCCGGCCCGTTGCTGTCCATCTGCTCGCTCTCCGGTTCGCCCGGGGGAAACAGGTATTTCTCCCGTACCATCTGGTACGCCTCGTCCGGCTGGAACCCGGCTTGTTCCAGCTCGTCCACCTGCTGGTACGTTTGTTCCGCTGCCTGTTTCAGCATCGGTTCCAGTGTCCTCTGTGTCTTCAGGCTCTGGTAAAACTTTGGCCGGTTCTCCTGCCAGTGGATCCTGGCCTTGTTGATCCAGTTCTGTAGGTTCATTGGTGCTTTCCTCTGGCAGCTGGCGTAACAATTCCTGCTTTTGCTGGTCGTTTAGTTGGCTGTTATTGATTGCTCTGGTTACTGATTCGGACTTAACGCGAATTCTTTCGGCGTCAATTTCCTTGTTGATATTATCAATCCGGCTTTGCAGGGCTCTGAAGTCCTTGCTGCTATCCACTTCTGTAGGTGCATTTTGCTGCGCCTCGCTTCCAATATCTTTCAAAATTGACGGTATTACAGGCGGCTGATTATCGCCAAACAGGTATTGTTCAGCGGAATCTTTGTCTGCCTGGCTCAAGTTTTTAAGGTCTATTCCTTCAAATTGGCGAAGGTTGAAATTGTCACCTCTTGCTTTGGCTTCTTCCACAGCGTTTTCTATAAGCCATTTTTCAATATTCTTAACGGAGCTTGTTGATTTTCTGGGCGTGTCCGTTTTTATCTTTGGTACTGGTGTGGTTTTTCTGCCCGTTGCAGTCAGTTTTACTTCACCACTGCCAACAGTTCCGCCAACCTTTCCTTTTTCTGCATCCTTTTTTTGCTCAGTAATTTTGCTTGAACGATCTTTGTTACCGGTTACAGGCTGGCCAGACACTGCAGCGTTCTTGTAGCTGCGTTTCAGTGTTTTTACAGACTCACGACCTGCGTTGGTTTTTAGTGAACGGTGCGCCTCAATAGGAACACTTGTGGCTACGGGCTCAATGCGCGCATTCTGCGCAGGGCTTACGTCCAACGGTTGCCCGGCTGGCGTAGTAAGCACAGTGTAAGATCCGTTTGATTGAACTTCTGCGTAAACGTCCAGGGTTTGCGATTCTTCTGGCACAATTTCTTTTTCACGCTGTTCTGTATTTTGTTGGCGTTCAGTTTCTACAGGAACTGTTTGTTCTTGTTGCTGTGACTGCGCAGGCTGAAAAGGCACATTAATGCCCGGCGGCATTTGCCCTGGTCGCGGCGTAAAGTCAAAACCACGCTCTTTCATCTTTTGTGACACAAGCTCGGCCATGCTCGGGCGCTGCGATGCCTGTGTTTGTTCCACCTGCGCGCGGGAAGGGTCTAAACTATCCGTAACAGCCTGGTCTGCCGGCACAAAATCGGCGTTATCGACACCCTCGTTTAGCGCTTGTCCTAACTCTGCCGCTTGGGATGGCCGGGCGATCTCTCTACCAGTTGCAACACTGGTGCCCACTGCACCACCAAAGGTTCCACCAGCAACTAGGCCCGCAAGGCCTCGGTCAAACGCTTCGGCAACATCGAGTTTTGCATCGGTTCCGAATCGCTCACCAAGATATTCAAGTATGCCCTCCTGAACAAACTCTGTTCCTGACTCTCGCAGTGTCGCGGAGCCCCCGGCTGCTGCGATACGCTTTGCAGCTGCCTTGACTCCACGCTTTAAGGCTGCTGCGCCAAACGCTTCGGCCCCGGCTTGGGTTATTCCTCTTGCGCCAATTCTTTCCAATATGGCGGAGCCAAGCGCAAAGGGCGCTGCTTCAACTATGTCAGTCAATTCGGCTTTTTCTTTGCCCTTGTTTTGGGCTCGGGTTTCACCAATTTCACCAGATCGTGCAATCACATAAGCGGGAAGCGACAAAGTGACGGCAACCATATCAGGGACAGATTTTATTCCCTGCTCAAATCCGTAGGCTAAAACCTCCCCATAGGCGCTTGCGCTAAAAACGCCACCTTCCGAAAACTCTGCCTTAACAGACTCCCAAGTGTTTTCGGGAACATAACCGGCATCAATATTTTTCAGATTATCTGTCGCAACGGCCCCAAGGTCTGATCCGCCTTCTGCCAAAAAGTCAGAGTAGTCTTGTGCATTGAGGTACTTTGGGATCAGGCCTTCGCCATCCCACACCAGTCCACCCACTCCGAATTTATCTTCTGCGGCCTGTGCCGCGGTGTTTATGCTTGTGCCTAAACCGGCCGCAAGATCACCTGATCGCTCTACTGCGCCACGGGCAGCATTAAATGACGGTGATTCCTGCTCTGGCTTTCCAGGAGTCGATCTTGCCGGGCTTGCTGAAGGCGATTCGTATTGTTCAGGGAACTGTTCTTTTAGCAGGTTCCTGTTCAGCGCTACTTGCTCTGAAGTATTCGCCACAGTTGATTGATCTGACGGTTGCGGCGTTGCGGCCATTTCTTCGGCTGTCAGGCCAGTTCCGGGATCGTTTGCGGGACCGATAGAAGAATCTGAACCACGGCGACCAGCATCGGCAATCTTGCTTCCAGTATCAGGCTGAAGGTTTAGCGGCGGCATCCCCGGACCTTCCTGCGCTACCTCTGGCTCCGGTTGTGGCTGGTAAATCTCGTTGTGCCAGCGGGCCAGCTCCTTTGCTCCTTCGGTGTCACCCGCAAGGTGCGCCCTCTCAAGCGCATTCAGTAACTGATCCTTGGAAGGCTGCTGGTTTTCGCTCATTACTACCTCACTGGCTGTACATATCGAGTAATTGGTTGCGATCCATACTACCGCCACCCTGAAGGTTCTGCACGCTTATGCCCAGCTGTCTGGCGGCCTCAGTTACTGATTGTGAGCGTGTGCCTGTCTCGCCATCACGGAAAAGCTGCGCGGCCCTGGTGGTAATGGCCTGTACTTTTGAGCGTTGGTCCGGGTCCAGGTTTTGCAGGTTGCCCTGTTGATCGAAGATACCGCCCAATAATTCCCCGGCTTGGCGGAACATGAGGCTTTCATCGGATGATTTGAAATCGCTGCCAGATCCGCCAGCTTGGCCTTTCAAAAAAGCATTACTGGTGGTTGATTCCAGCATATTGCCATCTTTATACAGGCGATCTTTACCTCCAAAAGTGATCTTCTCCGGGTTTTTCAGCATGTCGTCCAGCTCACGCGCGCGGGCCAGCCCCATTTGCACAAAGTTGGGATCGTATTCTTCTGGCATATTGGCGGCAATTTCCGGGCTCATGTTTGTCCGCGCACGCTGGTAACGCTGGTTTTGTTCCTCCGGCGTTCCTCCGTCCATGACAAACGCGGCAATACGGCCCAGGGTTTCCACCTTGTCTTCCATTTCTGTGCGCTGTCGATCGTCCATGTTTTTAAACGCTTCCTGCAACTTGGTGGCTTCTTCTGGTGCAAAAGCAATAAGCTCACGCTCTGCGGTTTCCCCATCGTCACCACCTGCGGCTACGCGGGAGCGCAACTGGTTAAGCGTTTGGCCTCTTTGGCGAGCGCTTTCCCTGTCCTTTTTTTCCAGCTGCATTGTCAGCTCATTGCTTTTTCGAGTCTGCCGGGAACCCTTTATAGCTTCGGAAGTGCGGTACATCTGGCCCAGATCAATACCAAATTGGTTAGCCATATCAGCCCCTATCCCAGTGAGTCATAAAGCAGGTAGTTTTGCGTACCCTGGTTAATTGATTGCCCAATGCCCTGGTAAGCACTGGCCCGTGCGTTGCCTTGATTGATAGCCCCCCGAGCCAATGCGTTACCGCTGGCGGTAGCACCACGGGATAATGCGTTACCGCTGGCGGCTGTACTGGCCCCGACGCTTGAGGCCATGTCGCTTCGTGCCGCTTGGTCTGCACTATTGGCCGCCTGCCCAACATTGGACAAAGATGCCAGTCGATTAAAGTTTCCTTGTTTGCGATTTGCGCCACTTCTGTATTCAGCCATTGTTCGGCTGGTTTCGTTTTGGTATTCCGCCAAGCTGCGGTTAAAAGCGTTTCCGTATTCTTGGCTGGCCAAGTCAGAACCATAACGTGACACCGCTCTGGATTGCGCTCCAGATTGCAGCCGGCCCCTTGCCGATGCGCTGGCATCCAGTGCGTCAATGCCTTCTTGTTTTCTAAATTGGTAGCCAGGGTCTGCTTCAAAATCAAATTTGAATTCTTTAAGGTTCAATTTTCCCGGATCATAATCGCCAGACTCGATACCTTGTCCAAGCCTCTTGAGAGATTCAGCACCAATTTCACGCCACGGCGCGTTATCCTCACGCTGCTGTTGAAATACCTCTTTCTGGAAAGCAATGTTTTCTCGGTTAGCTTGAACTTCTGCTTCTGACGCCGTCTTGGCTGCACCTGCCTGCGCTTCAGACGCATCTTTTGCAGCATCGGCTTGTTTGCTTGCGGATCTGCTGGCTACAACTCCACCAACAACCGCACTTCCTACTATTGCTGCTCCAACACCCATAAGTCACCTATGTCCGCTGTCGTCAAAAGAATACGAAAAAGCGTCTAAATCACACTCCCACATATTCTTAACTATCTGTTTTGTCTCGTCATCATAATAGTCGCTATAGTGAAGATGGTCCGTAGTGTTGAGGGTTTCCAGCTTCTCCGCGTCGAAACAATCATTGAACCCGTTTTCTTCTATGAAGCCCTTGATCCCTTCTTTCAGATTCTCAAACTTTACCACTGTGAACCAATAGCTTTGGTCATGTTCTATAAATTTGACCTGCGGCATTGCGTGGAAAAAGTTTTTGTCTTTGCTCAAGCGGTAAAATCCCCTGGCGAAACTGAGGAAACTTCCAGTGTCTATGTCGTATATTTTCCCCAAGTCATGCTTCTGAGCAAAGAAATACATGGACACCAGTCGTTCAAACGGGTTTCTGACCACGGCCAGCACGGGCTTTTCCAATACGTGACTGCCAAGGTTTTCCTGTAGCTCCGATATGCTCTGGTGCGACGACTCAAATATGTTCAGGTGCTTAGGGTTGTCTGCACTCAGGTATTCGTTTCTGACAGTGTTTGCCTTGCCAAAAAACGCATAAAGGGACGTGCTGGCATTTTTTGGTATTCGAATAAACGTGACCATTGCATCGTCAATCACTTTTCAATCCCCACCAGCGTCATGTTATCAACTTTGCCATTGGATATTACCGCGTTGGTCAGATAGCCTTCCTTCTTCATCCCGGCTGCGATTGCGTGCTTCAAAACAACGGCGTAATAGTCGGGAATAAGTGCCACTATTTTTATAAAATCCGTGTTTTCAAACATCCATTTTATGGCTTGTCTCGTGTACTCGTGTAGATCCTTTCCCCAGTATTCGGGCAGATAGTTTACATGCCCCTGGCAGCAC